ACTAACGCCATATTGGTCGCTAAATTCTGAGCACAAAGCTAACGCTTCTTCTGTATTGCTCACATCATAAATTACACTATTCATTTAGGTTTAATTGAATATAGCTCTGGTTTTGTGGTAATTTTATTCAAATAATTTTTAGCATTTATTAAACCATCCTTACTATATGGAAAAACACCATATTGAAAATTATCTTTTTTTGAAATTAAGATGTAGTATTTTTTCTTTTTAAGTTTTGTTTTTTTTATTTTATTCTTTTTCATTGTTTAAATATTGTTTTATTTTTTCCCAATGGTTTTTGCTCACGCCAAGCCGACTATTCTCTGCTAGTCTATATGCGTTTTTAGCTTTTGAGTCTGGTACTTCTTCTGATAACTGTATATCAGATGGAATAGAGTCTACATAATTTGTTATTAGGACTTTCATATGGTCGTCAAGTTTATGAAAATATGATGCCATTTCGTAAAGATGAACCTTTATTGACTGCTTATTCATTTCGTTTTTGTATTTTAAATTCAATAAATTCTATAAATTCATTAAATGTTCTTTCTTTTATGTTTAGTTCTTTAATGTCTTTTGCTGTAGAGATCAATTGAATTTTATATTTATCTTCTATTTCAGAACATATAGACAATAAAGAAAGAGAATCTATATTTAGAGCACCCATTTTAACATTAATATAATCTTGAATTTGATTTTCTGAAAAATTAGTTTCTTTAATAATTAAAGACTTAATAAAATCAACTTCTTGAGTATTCATATTAATATTATACTAAATATTCTCTTTATCTCCAGAAAATACAACATCACAATAATCTTTTAATTCTCTGGATATATACTCTTTCATGTTATCAAAATCATTAAATTTAATAAAATTCGGACCTAATTCATTATCTAATCTTATTTTAAATATATTTAGTTCTTGTAAGATGTCGCATTTATTGATAATCAATTTGTTTGTTCCAGATATCCTTACAGCATTTAATAATCTATTGAAATTAAGCCAATTAACTAATCTTTTTCTACCAGTTGTAGTTCCATATTCCTTGCCTAAATCTATTATTTTATTTAATTCCTCATCTGACCATAATGACTCTGGAAATAATGGATCAACTCCACTTTTGGTATCATAAATTTTAGCTACCCCAATAATATTTCTTATCTTTTTAGGACTAAAGCCTAAAGAGCAAGCAGAATATGGCAAAGTCTCGCTACTTGTAACATAAGGATAATCGCCATAATTTAAATCTAACCAAAAACTTTGAGCACCTTCACAAAGAATATCCCCATCAAGCTCTCCATTCCAAATATGCTTTTTATCTAAATAGTCTTTAGCAAGTTTACCTACTCTTAAAGCTTTATCAGAATAACATGGAGCAATTCCTTGACCAGTTGTTCCAAGTCTTGGTTTTAAAAACTTAAGATCATACTGAATATGTCTTTCAGTAATAATATGAGTTTTAGGACTAACTTTAATTAAGGATGTATCAAAACCTTCTTTTGAAAGATATTCTAGTTCATCAAAAAACTTATCAATATTGATAACGCAATTTGGACCAATAATTGATTTCTTATTATGAAATACTCCAGAAGGAATAAGATGTGTTTTATATTTTTTTCCATTTAAATAAACTGTGTGACCTGCATTTGGCCCACCATTCCATCTGCATACATAATCATATTTACTAGATAAAGCATTAGAAATCTTACCCTTGCCTTCATCTCCCCAGCATAAGCCAAAGATGATATCTACTGCATTAATCATTACTCGCAGTTATAAAGTCTACTTGGGCTTCTTATATCAAAAATAGAAACATTCTGTTCTTTTTTATCATTAAAAACATTTAAAGTTTCATGATCCACCACTCTATTCACTAATCCACAATAACCCTCTTGAGTTAGACTATTTGTAATAACAAATACTTTCTTGCCAATCATTCTCTTAAGAATGTTTGCTTTTGTTTTATTTAATGTTGTATCCATCTTTATATATTATCCTATATTTTAACAAAAGTCCAGATCTATTTTACCTTTTTTATTAATTGTTACATAACTGCATTTTTCTTCGCAAAAACTGCCAGTATTAATATAGTTATGAGATATTTCTGGTATGTGAGTATGACCACAAATGATTTTATCATAACCATTAAGGTCTATATATTTTATAGCATTTTTTTTAACATCTGAGCTTTTTTCTACAAAATCATTTGTTCTATTCTTGAAAATTTTAAAAAAATCATCTGCATAAGGAGTATATTTTCTAATAAAATAATAGCATTTGACTATGATATTGGTAATCCATTTGTATTTTGTAAAATATATATCAAATATATCACCATGTACTACAAGAATTTTATTTTTATTATACTCAAGAACATGATCATTTTCGCACTTAAAACCTAATAGAATACTCATAAATTCTGCTTTAAGAAAGCAATGATTACCGATTAAATATACAATTTTACATTTTTTGGAAAGTTTCCTTAATTTTGATAACACTCTCCAGTGTTCTTTTTTGAGCCTATGAAGATTATGATGATCAAATAAATCTCCAGCAATAATTATCTTATTAGCTTTAATATTTTTTAGAACTTTTAAAAGCCGATCTGGATGACAATCTTTTGAACCTAAATGAACATCTGAAAAAATCAAAACATCAGTTTTCATTACTTGCTTTTCATATTTAAAACAATTGCAGTAGCATATTCTTTTTCATGACTTATTGATACGCATGCTTTAATTTTCTTGCCTTTTATATAAATGCATGGCTTATTATTTTTAGTTAGAATTTCAATCTCTTTATTTATATATGGCAAGCCAGCTTTAAAAGCTGCTTCTTTTGCTGCCCATTTTCCAGCTAATTTTTGATGTATGTTAGATTTTGTTGTTTCTAAAATCTCTTTGTCTGAAAAAATTTTACTGAAAAAAGAATATTTTTTATTTGTAAATCTATTAATCTCTACAATATCTATACCAATCATAATTATTTTCCATGAGCAAAAGCTTCATACATGCTATTTGCAGTTGGAGAAATTACTTTAATTTTGTTCTCCCAAATGCCTCCACGCATTTCTTCTATAGTTCTAAATCCAAGATAACTCATCGCACTTCTCAAACCATTTGCATAATCGTAAACTACATCTTCAATCGTCTTATCTTGAATCAAAGGAATTAAAGTTTTGTCTCCTTCGACAAATAGATTCTTTTTGCTTCCATCATAAAGTTCATAATCTTCAACTACGTCTTTACTCGCCATTCCTCTGTAAGTAGCGAATAATCGTCCATCTTTTTCTATAATATTTTCTTGATCTACAACGTCAGCTAAACCAGCAAAAATTCTACCACAAATTACTGCGTCTGCTCCACTAGCAATAGCTTTAACTAAATCTCTTGGATTTCTTATTCCTCCATCGGCAAGAATACTTGGTCTATCTTCTTCTTTTGGATTTTCTTGGCTAAAGTGATCTGCGTTAGCTAATTGATAATTTCTAATAGCCTCCCAAGCATAAGACAATCCAGTAACACTTGGACATCCAATTCCAGTTTTAATCTGAGTCAAGCACATACTTCCTGGACCAATTAAGTGTCTAAATCCATCAGCTTTTAAATTCGCTAATCTATAAACACTAGGTTTTGTTAAAGTGTTTCCAACTATAATATCTTGTTTGTATGAAGATTGTTTATACCAAATCAGAAAATCTTCTACGCTTTTGGCTAAACCATTAGCTGTATCTAAAAATAATATATCTGTGTTTTTATCTAATTCTTTTATTCTATAATATGCGTCTTTTAAACCGATAGCAGAAATACAGAATCCACTTTGATCTTTAATTTTACCAGCTTTTAGAGCTTGCTCTTCTGCGCTCATAAATCTATGAAGGACTCCTGCCCCACCAATTTTATTAATTTTTATGCAGGATTTTACTGAAGATACAGTATCCATTGGAGATAATATTAATGGAATATCTATATATTTATTTTTTGATATTTTAGTTATTGTACTTACTTCTTTTCTAGAAGAAATATCAGAGAAATTTGGGAGCAAGCAGATATCATCATATCCAAGCCCAGCATCAATTTGTATCTTCATGTTATATTTCTAACAGTCCTCCGTCTGATTTTACAACATATATATTATCTGTATCTTCTTTTTCTTTTATAATTTTTATCTCTTCTGGCGTTAAAAATTTATCAAGACTATCTTTTGTGCTATTCAAAAAATTCATATGATTTTTATTGCAAGGGCAATTTGGATTATCTGCGACTTTACTATATATATCCTTATAGATCATCATTTGTTGATTTACGCCTTTTAAATTATAAGAATTTACTATGGTCATTAATTCCCAATGTTTTTCTATATAAAGAGGTTTACGTTCACTCATGTTTAGTATTCCTTTCCACTATAGTATATAATACTATAATTATAACATAAATCAAACCAAAATATTTTATATTTGTAAAAAAAGATATCAATAAAGCTGCCCAAAATGACAAACAATAAATGCAAGAGATAAGTCTAGTAAAAAAACTGTTATAGTTTATAAATAAAAATTTTGGTAAATTGTTATTAAGTCCTGCATTTTTTGCTTTTTCATATTCTTTTATTATTTTAAAATTAAAGAATTTTAAATATTCATAAACTGCATCTGTTTTCAACCATATGAAAATAAATGAAAACGCTATTAAAGAATATAAAATTGGTTCTTTCACTCTGGACTTTCTGGATTATATGAAGCTTTTTTGTCTGACCTTAAAGATTTTGAATAAGTTAATGGTTTTGTATACTCTTTTTCATTAGAAGAGCTGTATTGTTTTGTAGAAAATTGAAGAGACGTATTTGCGCCTTTTGGTTTTTCTATGCTCTCCTCATATGATGGATTAAAACTTGAAATATATCTATCTGGGAATTGATTTGGATAAACTGTGTTTGTGCCGTATGTTCTATATACTGCCCATTTTTGAGAAGGATGATTGTCTCCATAATTCTGTTTTCTTACTATAAAAGAAGGAAATTGTCTATGAAAAATTGTGTTTGTGCCTAAAGAGTCAAATAACCAGTATTCATTTTCATTCATTTTTCTAACAGTCATAGAAGGAAATTGCCTTGGATAAACTGAATTGGTACCAAATGTTCTTGTGATAGTTGCTTCTTGATATTGAGCAAATAAATTAAAACAAAACAAATTTAGAAGTAGAATGTATTTAATCATATTAGGTTTATATTTGACTTTGGTAATATAAGCAAGTCTGCAATTTTATCTCCTATAAAAATATTGTGCTTTGTGTTTTCTCCAAAAAACCTTTCTTTGTCTGATATCATAAGAATGCCTTTAGGTATATTAATATTAGTTATGATTAATTGCAAGTCATTTCTTTCTCCAACGATAACATCATTGAGTATATTTATTCCATGTTTGATATACAAATCTTTTTTTGGCAAGATTAATCCTATAAAATCTTCTGATATTTTAATATTTAAAAATGTTCTTAAGAAATGTCTCTCTCCTGGAAGAATAGACATTCTTTCTGCACTATGAATTTCTATTAAACCTTCTGAATTTAATTGAAGGTTTTTAGCTTTATCTAAAATTTTTGTATAATTAACTTGTGCAGGGTTCATATTTTATAAGTTGTATTTTATGAAATTTAAATATTTCTTTTGATTGAGTATCTTTGTCATATTCTTCAAGGTAGAACACTTTCTCTATTCCGTATGAGACTATATTGATTGCACAGCAAGAGCAGGGTAAAAGAGTTGAGGTTAAAATATATGGGTTATCGTATCTAGTTATGCAAGATAAAGCATTGGTTTCTGCATGAATTATATATTTTCTTCTATTATCCCTATCTTTCCAAAAATCATTACCTCTTTGATCTTTGGGCTTAATACCATTGTATCCAATGCTTAAAACTCTACCATTTTTATCTAAAATAGATACTCCTACTTTTTGATATGGATCTTCTGATCTTTTAGATGCAGTTAAAGCTATGTTCATTGCCATATCTATAAAAGATATTCTTTTCATTTAGTTTTAATAGACAGGCAAATAAATATTAAAACGCCTAAAATAACGCTCATTGTCATAATGATAATTATACTAAAGTTTTCTAGAAAAAGCAAGTTTTGTTTATATAATCTTATATTACATGACTATACTAGAAGCCGTTAATAAGCTATTAGAGCATTTCGTTAAAAAAGATTCTTTTAGTCTTGATGTAGATTATGCAAATCTAATGAATATTTCTGAAAGTCCTGATGAGGATAAGATTTGTTTTATTTTAGCCTTAGAAGATTTGGAAAAAAATGATTTTATTAAATCTCATCAAATTGGTAAAAAGAAAACATATATTTTAAAAAAACCTATTATCTCTTATGAACAAAATTTAGTATTGGCTGGATTTACTTGCAATATGATAGCTAAAATTATAAACGATTTTTGTGATAAAATAAAAGATAAAAGAGATTATTGTGATGCAAGATCTGTAAATGAAAAAGATATAAGGAATCTTATATTTATAGCTTCTTTAAATTCTAACTCACAAGATAAAAGCAAACAAGGTCTTGACGAATAAACAAAATCATACTATAATCTACTGAATGCATAATAAAATTATTGGCGTCTCTGGTTGCGCTAGAACTGGAAAAGATACTTTTTATAATATATTGAAGAAATATATACCAGAAGTAGAGCAAGTTGCACTAGCTTTTGAACTTAAAAAAGATTTGGATGAATTTACTAAATCAAAAATAGGTATTTCTGTATTCACAGATGATACAAAAGAAAAATCTCTAATTAGAGGCATCATGGTAGAATATGGAAAAATCAAAAGAATTCAAACAGAAGGAAAATACTGGACTTGTCTTGCTCAAAAAAAGATTAATGAAATTTTAAGATCTGATAAAATACCAGTTATTACTGATGTAAGATATGATATTTATCCTAAAGATGAATTCCATTGGCTAAAAGAAGAAAATGATGGAGTCTTGGTTCATATCACAAGAATGTTTGGTTCAGATGAAATTCCACCAGCTAATGAAGAAGAATCTATTAATAATGAAAAATTGCGAAGTAAAGCTGATTATTCTATAACTTGGAATACTGTTGAATCAAATAATGAAGCATGTAATGATGAAAATTTAAATGAAATTGTGAAAGGTTTTATAAAATATTATGATAAATTTAGAAAATAAACCAGACGAATACTTGATAATACAAATTCAAAAGAATAACTGTGAAAAAAGTTTAAATATTCTTATATCTAGGCATTCTCCATTATGTTACAAGATATATAAAAAATATACTCCATCTTTTAATGTAAAAAATATAGATTTAAACGAAGTATATCAACAAAAGGATTATGTAATATATAAAACTGCTATGTCTTTTAAACCTAGTAAAAATGTTAAGTTCTCTACTTGGTTAGGCAATCAAATCAGATATCAATGCTTAAATGCAATTAATAAAAAAGAAGATATTATATATTTGGAACAAAAAGATTTACAATTTTTAATAGATAAAAACGCTGATCAAACTAATGATAAATTAAATGAGTTAAAGGATTATATTGTTACTTTATTAGACCAATTAAAAGATCATAGAATATCTAAAATTTTTAATATGAGATATTTTGAAGATGCATCAAATCAAACTTGGACTAAAATTGGCAAGAAAATGAATATGAGTACTCAAAATGCTATTAATCTTCATAATAAAGGTGTTCAAATTTTAAAAAATAAGTTGACAAGCAAGGATTTGTTTGATAAAATATAAAAATAAGGAGATACTAAAAAACAAAATGAGCGAAACAAATAATAAAACTGATTGGTCTAAGCGTGAGCTTGGAGCATTATGGAAAAAGAAGAGTGCAACACAAACATACCTAACTGGTCATCTATCTTTTGAGGATGGTGAACGTATTAGCGTAGTCGTATTCTCTAATAAGAATAAGAAGAACGAAAATGCTCCAGATTTTCGTATCTACGTTTCTGAGAAGGCACAAGGTAGTAAGCCAGTTCAAGCTACTTCTGCTGTACCAGCTAAGAAAGTAGTTGCCAAAGCTCCAGTAAAAGCCGTTGTTCAAGAAGAAGACGAAGATATTCTGTGAGTAAGGAAATTGCATTACATTTACCTGTCAATGCAGTAAGTTTTGGGCAGGTTTCAGTCGGTATTCTTAAAGAATTTTATAGAAGAAAACTGGAACCTTGCCTATTCCTTATAGGTAATCAAGCGGATTTAAGCGTTTATAATACAAATACTGATTTTAACAAATGGCTTGAAGGTTGTGTCTCTAAATCTTTAAAAGATCATAAAAGATCAAATCCTATATTTAAATTGTGGCATCTAAATGGCTCTTTGGAGTCTTATAGCGATAAACAAATTTTACTAACATTTTATGAATTAGATTCTCCAACACCAGAAGAAATTAATATATTAAAAAATAATCATAAAATTCTAGTTTCATCTGAATATTCAAAAAGAGTATTCGAAGATAATGGTATTACTAATGTAGATTATCTTCCTCTAGCATTTGACTCTGATAGTTTTCATATTAAAAAGAATTCTACTGTTTTAAAAGACAGAATAACTTTTAATGTTGTAGGAAAACTTGAGAGAAGAAAACATCATGCAAAGATTATTAAGTCTTGGGCAATGAAATACGGCAATAATAAAGATTATTATTTGAATTGTTCGATATTCAATCATTTTATTAAAGCAGAAGATCATCCAAAATTACTTTCTAATATTCTAGAAGGAAATAAATATTTTAATATTAATTTTCTAGGTTTTATGCCTACTAATGCTATATATAATGATTACCTTAATAGTGGAGATATTGTTGTTGGTATGAGTGGTGCAGAAGGTTGGGGATTACCAGAATTTAATAGTATATGCCTTGGTAAGCATGGAGTAATTTTAAATGCTCATGCTCACAAGGGTTGGGCAAATGAAGAAAATGCAGTACTGGTTAATCCTACTGGTAAAATCGAAGCCTACGATGGCATGTTCTTTAAAAAAGGAATGCAATATAATCAAGGTAATATTTTTGATTTTAATCATAATGAATTCTTGTCGGCTTGCGATACGGCTATTCAAAAGGTTAAGAATAACAGAGTTAATGAAGCTGGTATAAAATTGCAAAATAAATTCACTTATGAAAAAATGGTAGATTCAATTCTATCTTATGTATAATGCCAGAATATTTATATCAACATCCAACTACGGAAAAAGTCATTAGTATTATTCAAAGTATTCATGATGAACATGAGTATATTGATTCTAATGGAATAAAATGGAATCGTATATATACTGTTCCTCAAATGGGAATTGATACCAAGATGGATGCTTCTATGGATTCCAGAAAATTTGCTGAAATGACTGGTAGTAAAAAAGGTACTATGGGTGATCTATTTGATCAAAGTAAAGAATTATCAGAAGCTCGCAAGAAAGTACATGGTGGAAAAGATCCAGTAAAACAAAAATATTGGGAAAACTGGAGCAAGAAACGAAAAGGCAAGAAACATCCTGAGATGTTCAAAGACTAATTAAAAATTGTTTAAATTAAATTAAACAAAATTCAATTCAAGTTCTAAAGGATTTACTGATTGTCCTCTATCAAATCTTTTGATAAAGTTTGTTCCTTTAGATGGCATATCAGCTATATAAGATTTTTTATTTTTTAATGAAATCTTAACGTGGTCTGCTAATACAGATACTGAATCTAGATTTCTAATACTAGATCTCAATGATCTTGCAATAGCACATCCTTGAGGGTCAGCTAATGTACCTTCTTTTATATTTTTATTTGTTATCTTGATGTGTTTTTTCATCTTTTATTTCTTCTATAGAATATTCATAGCTATCACTATCTTCGGTAATCCATTTGGGACTATTTTCAACAGTATAAATATGAGTATTAACTTTTCTTTTTAATAGAAGCTCGTTTGGTTTTGTAGCGAAACTAGGTTCGAATACTCTGACTCTATTATTTGGTTGAATTGCATAATTTCCATTATCTAATTCTATTATATGACCGCTTTTATGTTGATCTGGTTGCTCGCTAAATCCAAAATTTAATTCATTATAATCACTATGAGCCCAATCAAGAGTAAATAAATATCTGCCATCATATTCTTTTCCAGTTCTTCCTGTATATCTAATTTTCTTATTTTGTAATACATAAAATTTTGTAACTGCAACGTGATAACTAAAACTATCCCAAAGTTCAAGTTCAGATAAATCTTGTTCTTGAGTATTTTCTTTTTTACAAAATGCACTTATTGGTGCATGCCACCAAATTCCACCATCTTCCATTAAAAAATTAAAAAGAGGCACTTGACTTGGAATACTTGTTAATCCAAAAATTAGACATTTATAATATTTATCATGGCTGTCTTCTTGATTTCTTAGGTAGTTACCTCGAACAAAGCATTCGATTGGAGGTATATTTGTATTAAGAAATGCCATTGTTAATTTATTTACACATTAATTGATTATCTGTGTAAATTATAGAGTAAGTATAATGTCTAAAAAACATAAACAAAAAGAAGATAAGTCTGTTCCTGTTCCTCAAAGAGATAAAATTGAAGGCTTCCTGACTATTCGCGAATTAGAATGGACAGATAATCAAAAGAAATTCATACAATTATTACAAGATAAAAGTACTAAAATGGTACTTTGTAAAGGGCCAGCAGGAACAGCTAAAAGTTTATTAAGCGTATATGCAGCTTTAAATGCTATTAATAATAAGAAAATAGGTGAAATATTCTATGTTCGTAACCCAGTTGAAAGCTCATCTCATAATTTAGGATTCTTAAAAGGAGATCTTCATAGTAAATTAGATCCTTATCTTCAACCATTGATGGATAAACTCCATGAATTATTACCAAAGAACCAAGTAGAAATGCTCTTGAAGCAAGAGAGAGTAAAAGGACTACCAGTTGGATTTTTAAGGGGTTTAAGCATTAATGCTAGTTATATTATATGTGACGAAGCTCAAAATTTAAGTATTCATGATTTTCTTTTAATTACTACTAGAATGGGCAAATTTAGTAAATTAATATTAATTGGAGATATTCGTCAATCTGATATTAAGAATAGTGGATTTGAAGCGACTTATAATTTGTTTGATAATAAAAAAAGCGTAGATAAGGGTATACATACTTTTAAGTTTGGCACAGAAGATATTATGAGAAATGATATTTTAGCTTATATTATTGAAAAATTTGAAGAGTTGTCTGAATCAAAACCTCATACACGCAAATAAAATTAAGTAGAAAAAAATATATTTAGGCTGTATAATTTAAAATATGCCAAAAATATATTGTAGTTCATGTGGTAATCCAATACAGTATGCAGATGTTAAACCAAATTTCTGCACGAAATGTGGATGTAATTTAACAAGCGGAAAGGTAGTTCAAAATCAAGTAAAGGTTGAACCAGAAATAGAAATAATTCAAAAGCCTAGTATTTCTAGTCTTAACTGGGATATTGAAGTCAGCAAGCCAAAAGGTCAAAAATTAAAAGATTTAGCTAAAGGAGAGAAGAATCCTGTCTTTCAAAGAGACGCTGATGAATCAAGTTTATCAAAAGAAGAATTTTTAAAAGAATTTCAAAAAGAAGCTGGAACTCTTCGTAGGGGTAGTCAGGCTCCAGATGATGATAGCGCTGATTATGCTGAAGATGATGATTCGTGAAAAAGCCAACATTTGAAAATAAATTTCAAGAAATAAATGTTGAAATATACAAAAGAAAACACAAGTGGAATTTAACTTCACTTGCTTGGATGGATTTTGATGATGTAGCTCAAATATTAAGAATACATATTCATAAAAAATGGAAGATGTATGATCCAGATCAACCCTTAGCGCCATGGATTAATAGAATTGTTAGTAATCAAATTAAAAATTTAATAAGAAATAATTACGGCAACTATTCTCGTCCATGTTTGAAATGTGCAGCAGCTGAAGACGAAGATCATTGTAATATTTATGGTAAACAATGTAATTCTTGCCCATTGTACGCTGCATGGGAAAAGAATAAGAAAAACGCACATGATACAAAATTACCTTTAGCTTTAGAAAATCATACAAAAGAAGTGCATGAAATGGAAGATGGCAAAATTGACATAGAAAGAAGTGCTAACAATATACATAAAAAAATGCAACAAGTACTTAAGCCTACAGAATGGAAGGTATATCAATTGCTTTATATTGATCATAAAGATGAAGATCAAGTCGCAGCAAGTATGGGATATAAAACTAATGAAAAAAATCGTGCCCCAGGTTATAAACAAGTACAGAATATTAAAAAATCTATTATTATTAAAGTTAGAAAATATCTTTATAGTGATGATGTGGATATATTATGATCAATTTAGAATTAACAGATGAGCAGAAAAAGAAAATATTGGAAGAATGGAATTCGAGGCCATCTAATCCACCATCGTTAGCTGAATTAACTAAGTTAATTTTTGGAGAAGGATTTGATGGTAGGAGTCAAGAAGGAAAAGCTATTAAAAATTATTTAGCATCAAGACAAATTATACCAAAGAAAAGTCATGAATATGAAGCTAAAGGATTAATAGAGCTAACAGAGGATCAAAAAGAATATATTAGCAATAATTGCTCAACAATGACTTCTGTTGAAATTGCTAAAACAATATTTAAAAATAACGAATTAACTAATTTAAATCAAGAAACTCGCAGTGTTGGTGAGTATATAAAAACATTAGATACTAAAGTAATTTATAGTAATCCAAATAATATTCCAGAAGGAGATTATAAGCCACCAACCACATTCACTAGATGTTTATCTAGAATAAATAAATATGTCCATGAAGGTATTGATGAAAGTAAATTAACTGGTAAGCAGAAAAGAGATATACAAGCTATCATTGGATACTTGCATACTTATAGATTTTTACATCAAATCAATACATATCAAGATGAAAAAGAAAGAGAGCTTTTCGAGAGCAGTTTTGTAAGATATACTTATGATAAGAATGACTTAACTCAAGAAGAAGTTGATCAATATATTGTGCTAGCTACAGAAGTTGTGATATCTTCTAATATCCAAGAAACTATTCAAGCATTGCAAATGCAAATGGATAGTAATGTAGAAGCTGGAGAAAAGATTTCAATGTCTCTTGTAGAAGCTATTAGTACTTCTAGAAATGAATATAATCAATCTGTAAGTAGACAGCAAAAATTACTTCAAGATTTAAAAGTCAAGAGAAGTGATCGACTAAGTAAACAAGTTAAAGAGAATGCTTCTATATTGAATCTCGTTGAATTATGGAAAGAAGAAGAGAGTCGTAAAGAAATGATAAGATTAGCTGAAATGAGAAAAGAACTATTATCAAAAGAAGTTGAAAGATTAAGTACTATTGATGAAATTAAAGCTAGAATTTTAGGCTTATCAAAAGATGAAGTCTTGAATGGATGAGATGCAAGTTGAATGCAAAATTTGTAATCAATTATTTGCTGCAGATAAATTCTTACATCTGCACTTAAAAGCTCATAAAATAAATACGGCAACTTACTATCAAAAGTATTTTCCAAGATATGATCTACATTCTGAAGAAATGATTAACTTCAAGAATAAAGATCAATATTTTACTGACGACTTTAATAATAAAAATAATTTAAAAGCATACATTAAGAATTTAGATCAAAGCAAATTAGAACCATTTCTTGCTGGCTTATTGAGTAAAAGAAAAGAGCATAAAAATCTTGTATATGCTCCTACTCAAGTCGAGTTAAGATCTTTAATAATGCCATCTATTGTTACATTTGATAAGTATAAATTAGATTATTATAGTATATGCGAATCCATAGGTCTTAAGAATAAATTTAAATCTTATAATGGAGAGCAGCTTAATTTTGAAGAATCTGAAGACTATCAAATAATGGTTGATACTAGAGAACAGAATCCTCTTAAATTTAAATATCAACAGCAAGTGGCTAAACTAGATTTTGGAGATTATACTTTGAATGATTTGCAAAAATGTTGTTTTACAGCTGTTGAAAGAAAAAATTTATCAGACTTTATTGGTACAATGAGTGCTGGTTATGACCGATTTAATAATGAAATAGAACGAGCAAAGAACGCTAATTACTATCTAGTAGTACTAATCGAAGAGTCAATCAATGATGCGCTTTCTTTTAATTATTTGCCTCATATTTCAAAAAAGATTAAAGCTACTCCAGAGTTTATATTTCACAGAGTTCGAGAATTATGTCAAAAGTACGATAATATTCAATTTGTTTTTGCTGATGGTAGAAAAAGAACCTCAGAGTTATTAATTAAAATTTTAACTGGTAATTGTATACATAAGAAATATGATTTGCAATTACTTGTCGATAAAGGTATAATATAATATGTGGTACTGCAACGATAAATATAAAAAAGATTTAGTTGATTTTAATAAAGAATTATTAAAAATTGAAGGTACAATGCTGGATAAAGAAGCTAAAATAAGTTTAGCTAAATTCTTAAGAGCAAATTTAGGCTTGACTACAGAATTAATTAGTGGAATTAAACTAGCTCCATATCAGGAAGTAACATTAAAAGGATTCTTTAATCGTAATTTTAATATGTGCGTTTGGGGTCGAGGTTGCTCTAAGTCATTTATCGCTAGCGTTTACATTTTCCTTCAATGCATATTTGAACCTAATTCTAAAATCTTAATTGCTGGGCCAACATTTAGAACTGCTAGAAATATTTTTACAAATTTAGAAAAATTAGTAAATAGTAAAGAAGCTCAATTGCTTCAACAAGCTTTTGGAGTTAAGAGTAAAAGAAATGATTTATTTGAATGGGAGATTAATGGTGGAAATATTGTAGCTATTCCTCTCAATGGTGAAAAAGTTCGAGGATTTCGCGCTAATGTTCTTGTTCTTGATGAGTTTCTACTTATACCAGAAGAAATTATTAAAAATGTTCTTATGCCATTCTTGGTTGCTCCTCAGAATATGAAAGAACGTATTCAAATCAGGGAAATAGAAGATAAATTAATTGCTGAAGGGATGATGAAAGAAAATGAAAGAATGATATTTCCAAACAAATCAAAAATGATTGCTTTATCTTCTGCTAGTTATACATTTGAAAATCTTTATAAAACATATCAAGAATGGGTTGCCAATATTTATTCTGATGAAGCCGTTAGAGATGCTACATATTTTGTAAGTCAAATGGGATACGAATCTCTGCCAGAAGAAATGGTTGATAAAACTATTATTGAAGAAGCTCAAGCTGGTGGATTGAGTCATAGCGGTTTCTTACGAGAGTATTGTGCTCAGTTTACAGATGGAAGTGATAGCTATTTCTCAGCAAAGAAGATGCATGAATGCACGATCAAAGATGGTGAAAATCCAACCTCTAAAATATATGGAGATAAAGATAAAAAATATATACTAGCAATTGATCCAAGCTTTAGCAATAGTCCAAGTTCAGATTATTTTGCTATGAGCGTTTTAGAAATTGATGATGAGAAGAAAGATTGTATCATTGTTCATTCTTATGCTGTAGCTGGTGGAGATCTTAAAGATCATATCTTGTATTTTCATTATTTATTAAATAATTTTAATGTAGAGATGATCATTATCGATAATGCTGGATATCAATTTATTGACTCTGCTAATGAAAATGAATTATTTAGAAAATCTGGAATTAACCTTAAATTCTTTGATGTGAATTCTGACGCTGAAGGAGTAGAGTACGACTTAATGTTAAGAGATGCAAAAAGACAATACAATAAAGAAACAAAAAGAATTTGCTTCAAACAAGTATTTACTACTGAATTTATCCGTAAAGGAAATGAATATCTTCAAGCAAGTATAGATCATAAGAAGATATGGTTTGCTAGTCGTATATCTGCAAATGGAGATTCTTTTGGAAGAGTTACTGGAAGTAATATCAATATAGAAAGTACTGGGTTTAATAATTTAATTGATTTTATTGAAAATCAAGATGATATGATTTATGCAACAAAGAAAGAATGTAGTTTAATTGAAGTAAAAAGCACTAGCCGTGGTCTTCAGTCATTTGATTTACCACAACATCTAAAAAGAAATACTAGCGCTAATAGAGCAAGAAAAGATAGATATACTGCTCTTATGCTTGGTAATTGGGCAAGTAAAATATACTATGATATGAATAAAATTGAGAATAAAATGGAAAATGATACATTTACGCCTATAATGTTAAAATAGGTGTAATATTTAAAAATAAACAAAAATGGCTAAAAAACTCCAAAAAGACGAAAAATTAACAAACTATACAACTGGTGAGCCTTTGATGGCTGTAGCAGGAATGAAAGAAATTAAAGCTTCTGATAAGCTTAGAAGAAATAGATCTGCCACCATAGAAAGAACAGATAAATACGCTAATATTACTAATGGACTAATACCATTTAATAGATCTTCTACTAGCGTTTATAGTTCTTCTAATATGGATGTTAGAGATGCAGTCATTTTATGTCAAAAGGCTTATTATAATTTTGCAATATTTAGAAACACAGTAGACTTAATGACTGAATTTAGTTCTAGTAAAATTTATTTTAAAGGTGGAAGTCAAAAGAGCAGAGATTTTTTTGAAGCATTATTTAATAAAATCAATCTTTGGAGTTTTCAAGATAAGTTTTTTAGAGAATACTATCGCTCTGGAAATGTATTCATGTATAGATTTGATACTAATATTAAAGAAGATGATCTAATTAAAATCACCCAAACATTTGGTATTAGCAAAGCTGCTTCTGTTACTCTTCCATCTAGATATATAATTATTAATCCAGCAGATATTCAAATTGCTGGCAATATTAGTTTTGTTACCAATAAATTTTATAAAGTATTAAGCGATTATGAACTAGAAAGACTTCGTAGCCCAAGAACAGAAGAAGACAAAGAAGTATACGAATCATTACCTCAAGACGTTAAAGATAATATTCAAAAGAAAGCTAATGTTGCAATTATGCCATTAGATTCTCATAGATTAGTTGCTGTATTTTATAAGAAACAAGATTACGAGCCATTTTCTGTTCCAATGGGATTCCCAGTTCTTGAGGATATTAATGCTAAAGCTGAAATGCGTAAAATGGATATGGCAATTGCAAGAACAATGCAACAAGCAATTCTTCTTATTACTATGGGAACAGATCCAGACAAGGGCGGTATAAATCAAAAGAATCTTGAGGCTATGCAAGCTCTATTTCAAAATGAAAGCGTTGGAAGAGTTCTAATTGCAGATTATACAACAAAAGCTGAATTCATTGTTCCTCCAATTGCAGATCTTCTTGATCCTAAAAAGTATGAAGTAATAGATAGAGATATTCAAATTGGTTTAAATAATATTCTTATTGGAAGTGAAAAATTTGCTAATACAAGTATTAAGGTGCAAGTATTTATTGAAAGATTAAAACAAGCAAGAGAAGCTTTTATTAATGAGTTTCTTGCTCCAGAAATTATTCGAATGAGTAAAAGTCTTGGATTTAAAAATTATCCAATGCCATATTTTGAAGATATTGATTTGAAAGATGATATTCAATATTCTAGAGTTTATAATAGATTAATGGAACTCGGAATATTAACTCCAGAAGAAGGTCTCAAGGCTATTGAAAGTGGTAGATTACCAGATGCAGATTCTTCTATTGAAAGTCAAAAGAAATATAAAGCATTAAGAGATCAAGGATATTATCTTCCTGTTATTGGTGGAAATCAACAAGCTGGTGGTAGACCAACTGGAAGTACTGGAACACCTCAATCAACAAAGAATGTAAGTCCTATTGGTGCTGGTAAACAATCTAAAGCAGAATTTAGTGCTAAAAAAGTTGGAGAGAATTTTGTTCTTGCATCTAAATTAGAAGATCATGTATCAGATTTAATTAAAGAAAAATTTAAAATTAAAAAATTAAATAAACAACAAAAAACTATTGTAAATGATATTTCTAAAATGATTGTATCTAATGAAGATTCTGTAAAATGGATTGAGAGTGCTGCTAGTTATATTGAAAATCCAATTGATAAAAATAAAGAAAATATAAATGAAGTTTTAGAAATTGCAGAGAATCATCAAGTAGACTCTTACATTGCCAGCATATTAAGAAATAGTAAAGTTTAAATATTAAAAATATTTTTAAATTTATTAAATAATTGTTCTGTTTGTTTAATCTTATATAAATTTTTATCTATCGTCTCAAATGGATATTGCCAATAAAGACTAGTTGTGCCTGTGCTATATTCACCATAATACAATAATTCTGTATTATGTTTTTGCTTGAAATATTCTATAAGTTTTTTTGAGATACTCTTTTCGTTTAATTTTTCAAAATTAAATTGTTTAAAATTATAATTAAAAACAATTATAATTTTCTGTGTTCCATCTTCTAATTCTGTCACTTCCATATGATTTATATTTTCTATATTCTCATTGATTGAATATTTATTTAAAAAATATTGAATATCATTTTTATCAAAATAATAAAAATATAAATTTTTCTTAAAAGTGTTGTTAAAATATTCTACAGATACTCCAAAAAAAATTGTATTTTTTTCTTTAAAAGTATTTGATTCTATAAATTCATTTAATGGTTCTTTAATTTTTAAATGAAAATATTGCTTCATTTCATAATCTCTATTAATTTTGATAGCAAAACATGAATGAGATTGTCTTGAGGAATCTATATAGTTTATATAATATTTGAATAAATTTACATCAGGAATAAATTTTAATATTATATTATCCGAATAAGATTCATTTATTTCACAATATATTTTAAAATTTTTTATTTTATTATTATCTATATTCATGCTTATTAAATTAGATAAAGGTCTTAAATCTTTTTTGTCTTTTCTGGACCTGTCTATTGAATTAATATTTAATATAAAATCTTGAACAGATTTTAATTTATAAAATTTATAAAAAATTTTATCAAATATGTAATATTTTTCTTGTTTATTAAAATTTAAATCAATTCTTTGTTTCATAATAAAAATATATTATCAAATACTTTTGGCCAACTATTTAAAATAACTTCAGATGGATTGCTCCCTGTAATAACAGAATTATTTACTTCTTGATCTATCATCTCTAAAAAACTTTGTACATAAGATTTTATTGTCGGATCATCTGCATCGTAATCTAATGATAGATTATTTATTTTATTAATATAATATGGTTTGATTTTGTCTTTTAATAAATTTTTATAAATTTTTATATAATTTTCTATATTCTCATTTTTATATAAATCTAATGAATTTTTAAAATTAAAAGGTATCATAAACATAGAATACGAATCTGAACAATAAATAATATAATCTTCATGATGTTCATATGAAATGTAGTATTCATTTTTTAAAAAATCTATTTTATTTTTTTTAGATATAATATTTTTTATTTTTAATTGTAAATCTTGATTTTGTTCGTTTTTTTCGCAATGTATGAAACCATTAATTTTATCAATATCTAAATATAAATCTTTATTAAACGCTGGATTTAGTCCATAAAGTTTTTTATTATCTTTTATAGATATAAATTTAAATGGAATTTCAAGATTAATATCATCATCTTTTTGATATTTTATTAAGCAAATTTGGTCTTTTAGGTTAATGATATTTTCCAATAATTCATTCATATATTATAATTTACACATTATATCTTTATATAAAAAATTAAATGTTTCTGATTCTGATTTATACCAGCTATTCATACACATATGAATAGATATTTTTTGTTTATCATTAGTATTGTCTTCCATTTTATTTATGTAAAGATATTCATCACCATAAAATATATCATATTTATTAATAATATCCCTGCTTATCTCATGCATATAAGTTAAATAGATTGGTCCAGTTTTAATTAAAGTAAAGAATGGGTCTTTAATTTTGCCTCCGCAATAGTTTGCCTTTACAAGTTCTAATGGTATATTATAGTTTAAAGAATCTAATAATCTTTTAAAAAAAAGATTATTTTTTTCTGAACCAAGTATGCAATTAGCAATAGTAATATTTTTACCATAAAAAAATGGACTATATTCTGCGCTTTCATAAAAAAAACATAAATTGTGCTTATTTAAATTGATATAAGTATTTATTGGTTTTAAGAAAAAAAAGTCTAAATCAAAATAAAATCCACCAAATAAATATATTATAGCATATCTAAATATATCAGCTTTTTGTCCATTATTTTCGCACTTATCAATTAAAGGATATATATTTGGAAGTTCTATTTTTATTAATTTTATGCAATCTTCATCTGTCCAAAATTTATACTCCCAATCTTTATGTAAATTTTTTATATTATTTATGTTTTTTTCAAAAAAAATTGATAAATTTTTATTTTTCCAAGTCTGATGAATTATTTTTGGAATCATTTTTTTGAAGATAAAAAATATTTATTTAAAAATATAAAATCTTTACAAAGTTTTAATCTATCTTCAAAATTTTTATTTTTTATCATTTTTTTTAATAAAATTACAGGTATTGGATGAAAATGTATATTTAAATTATCTATGCCATAAAATGTATGATCAAAAAATATATATTTTATATCTAAAATTTTATGATTAATTTTACTACATACATATCCTACAGCTATATCTTCTTGAGGAATTGCTGTTATATCTATATTATTTTCATTTATAATTTTTTTTGCAGTATTTAAAATGTTAATAATTAAATCTCTAGAAAAAATAACAAAATTTCCTTCGGTATAATCAAAATCTACATTTTTTATTTGTTTTAAATAATCAAAATTATAATTTTTTCTCAAATTGTTTTGTTTAATGTATTTTTTGTATGAATTTTTAACAGTTAACATATGATTTTTTAAAGAAGCTCTTTTACCAATTATATCATAATTTTTTGTATCTATTTTTTTTAACTCATCTATATCTATAAAAGTATCATCATCTATTTTAACAAGATATTCTTCTTCTCTATGCTCTATAAAATATTTAAATAATAAAAATGTTTTTTTTGTTAAATTAGAATAGCAATCACTAGTATTTAAACAAACAGATTTATCATGATTTAGCTTATCTGTTCCATAAAAATATATATAATTATCAAAATTATAAAATTTAAATAAATCATCGTAATGCTTTATGAAATTAAAATTTTTTGGACATGTCCCAACTGCTATAAGAAAATCTTTCATTTTTTTAAAAAATCTATAGTTAAAAATGGATTAGGCGCTAATACTTTAGGCCAATTATATTTAATTAAATCTATTGGAGTATCTGCTATAAATTTTTGATTTTTATTAATATCGTTAATTTTATGTATGATATTGCTTTTTTGAATTTGAATATCTTTATTATTATTAAATTTTTTTATTATATTTAGTAATTTTAATTTTGTACATTTGCTATATTTTTTAATAAATTTTTTATATATATTTGTATATAAATTTAAATTTTGATTAGAGTTTAATAAATCTATATTTTTAATATTAAAAGGTAGCATAAAAATTGAATCTATACTGGGATTATATAATATGTATTTATCGTCATAAGTATATGATATATTATATGTATTTTTTAATTTTTTTAATAAAGTTTTTTTATATTTAATTGTGTTAATTTTATTTTTTATATCTTTGTATTGGCTTTTATTTTCTGCGCAAATAAAACCTTTTATATTTTTTAATATTAACCTAGTATTTTTTTTAGTTATAAAATCAAATCCTTCAATATAATTTTTTGAAATTAAAAAATTATTTTTATATAAAAATGGTATTTCTAATTCAAAATTATCTCCATCGAATATGTATTTAACAAAACAATATTTATTAAAAGAACATTTAATTAATTCTTCAATTAATGGTGTCATTATTTTATAAATTCCAAAAGAAATTATTTACATTATACGATACAGAATTATATGTAACATAATTTGTACCATATGTTGTTTCGTAGCATCTTACTAAAAGAGAAAAATCAACACTAGTAGAATTATCTCTTAATGTTAAATTATAATCACCTCTAGTATTTGTAAGATATGTTCCTGCTAAAGTAGTCCATGAAGCTGTGCCTCCACTACTAATAGTTTGTGTTGCGAAAGATCCAAGAGTTAAAGATATTGTTGAAGCACCGCCACCTTCCACTTTTAGATCTAATCTTCCATTGTTTAAATTATGATATGTTCCATTACTACCACAATTATTAAAAAGAGAAATAGTAGCTTTCCAAACAATACCGCCTCTACATTGACTAAAGCTTATGCTAGAAGGTGAACTTGTTACTGTATCGTTAGAAACAAGTGAAGTAAAAAAATTTCTTATATTAGTATTTAAATTAGTTTCAATATTTTGTGTTGTGCCAGATCTAAAATTTCTTACATAATTTAAACTTTTTCCAACTCCTTGAGCACTACCAACAGAAATTGGCCCTGATGTTGCGGTTGTATTTATGTAGCTCATATTTATTCATTTTCAAGTTTAGAGATTCTATCTGAAAGCTCTTTAACAGCTTGCAATAATATACTAGTCAATAGCTCATATCTAACCGCATATACTTTATCTAATCCAGTTCCTTCATCAATTGGATTAGTTTCGTAAACTAGTTCTGGATATTCTTCTAATAATTCTTGAGCAATTACTCCAACCATTTTTTGATTTGGTCTAGTTTTATAATTAAAATTATAACCATTTATATTTTTTAATTTTTTTAATACATTTTTAAGAGGAGTTATATTTTCTTTAAGCCTTTTATCAGATGTGCCGTAATAAGCAGTAATATCACCTTTTGCTCTAATTTCACCTTCTGCGTTACTTGCTGCTGTGCCAACACCAAGAGAATTCACTTGATAATTGTTGCTCGTGGTCAAGGCATTAGCAGTTGTAGCAGTTGTAGCTGTTGCTGAATTTCCACTACATGAACTAGATGTTGCTGCATTTCCAGTACATGAACCAGATGATCCAGTACAATTTCCAGTAACATTTCCAGTTACATTTCCAGTTAATGTAGCTGTAATAGTTCCAGCGCTAAAATTTCCACTAGCATCTCTGGCTACAATAGCACTAACAGTATTAGCACTTGTTGCGTTAGATGTTACTGTGAATGTAGCTGCTCCAGCAGGAGTATAAGTTGTGCTACCAGACAACCCTGTGCCAGATGTATTTAAAGTTAACGTTGAGTAAGTTGCCCAAATTGGAACAGCATTTCCTTGACTAGTTAAAACTTGACCAGAACTTCCATAAGCATTTCCACTTGCTCCAAAACTTATGCCTCCTGCAGCTGTAATTCTTAATCGTTCAGTCAAGGTTGAATCACCTACTGCATTTCTTGTGCAAAATAATAAATCTCCAGTAGTATTTGATGAGCTATTGGTAAAGTATCCTTTTATTGCTGCGAAAAAACCTGTACTTGCACCAAACATAATCATTCCGCCATTACCAGTTGCTCCAGCAGAGTCTTGTAAAGCTAGTGTTGCGCCCAAACTTGCTGATGTAGAAGGACTAGATGAAGTAGATCCTGCTCCAAATAATTCAAGTATTGAATCAGGACTTACTCCATTTCCAATACCAACATTGCCACTTGAAGTGATCGTTAATCTAGAAGTTAATACATCACTTGGTCTTGTGCTAAAAACTAGACTTGCATCTTTTGTTGAAGATATTGTTGTTGATTCTAAACTATCTGATTTTAAAATTTTTGGCATATTATTATATATTATTTACACTTAAAAGATCTTTAGTATGGTTTATCTGGCATATATGAATTTATGTCTTTATCTTCAATATATACTACATTAGCTGGTAAATCTCTTAGAGCTTGTCTATAATTTGATATTTTTGTTTTTTTATCTTCTGAGTATGTGCTCCAACGATCAGGCAAAACAAGGATATCTGTTTCTTTTAAAAGATTATCTCTTATTTCTCTAAGATTAGGTAAAAATTGCATTTGTAATTGTTGTTTTATATTTTTAATTTCTTCGTCTGTAGCTTTAATAAATTCAACCGTACCATCAGGTTTGCCAATACATGTAGCAAATTTATATTCTGGTAAAGATGCTTTTCTTCTAGACTCTGCTACATTTTCATCATATTGAATAATTTCTTCTTCTGTCATTGGTATGCGTACTTCTGCACCATTATCATTAGTGATGACTTTGGTATAAAGTAAATTTTTTAAAATATTTTCATTCATTGTAATCTTTACTTGGCGTAACCATAGAGATAAAGTGTGCCAGCATCCATAACATAACTTGCTACTGCAGTAAATATAGAAATTGTAGTGCTTGCGTTAGTGATTCCATAAATTTTTTGATAAACAGAAGAGATTCCATTGTCACTCAACCAATCTGAAATAGATGTACCCACTCCAGTATTAAGATCTAGAAAAACAAAAGCTCGGTTTGAAGTACTTGCGCTCCCTGTATGTACCATAATTGTCTGTGAATCTCTTGTTCCTGGAACTGAAGCACCCATACCAACTCTAGTATTAGTTGCGTTGCTAGTAGAAACTCCAGTAAATATCATATACAAAAAATAATAAGGATTTAAATTTAAACCTGATATAGTATATGTTGCTCCACTTAAACTATAAGCGTTAATATACTTAAGCCCATTACCAGCTGTTGTAGCTGTTGACGCATTTCCAGTTACATTTCCAGTCAAAGGACCACTAAAAGCCCCTGCATATATTGTGTTGGCTACACGCACATTGTTGTCGCCGTTTCCAACTGAAAAGATTTCAGTGGCCCAATCTGAGTTGTTGTAAAAGCGAGTGCCTCCGTAACCAAAGTACGCTCCTATCTTTATACCTGTATGATACCCAATACACAAATCTGGGTAAGGACTAGTCCAACTACCTCCTTGTTGGTAAATTGCGTAACTGCTTGGAATAGCCCCATTGCCAGAGTCACTGCCTACACCAGTAAAAGTTATAACCTTAAATTGGGTAGAGGTGTCTGAGACAAGCGAACTTGCTGATGTCGCTGATGTCGCATTTCCACTTAGAGCTCCACTAAATGTTGTAGCAGTTAAAACTCCTGCTCCACTTAATGTAGCAATATTAGTTGTTCCTGCATACCATTTAAATTGAGAAACACTAGTTGGTACACTAGACCATAAAGTAGCGCTTTCAATTCCAAAAGCATAATCTACAGCAGCACCCGCTACCGCAGGATATAAAACTATTCTTGTACCAGCACTTCTTGTTGTAAATGCTGGAGCAGCAACGCCATTTGTATTAAAATCAATTCTATTTCCAGTAGCACCATTTAAATAAATTTGTCCACCACCAGTTGCTGTATCATTTGCTCTAGTGCTAATATATGATCCAGTTGAAACTGTAACATTCCCACTCGAATCAATGCGAAGGCGTTCAACACTATTTGCAATAAGCCCAAGAGTACCATCTGCTGGCCTTGTAATTGCCGCATCAACCGCTGGGGCTGAAGCAGTATTAGCAGTTAGACTTAAATATGTAACACCAGCCACTCCGTTAACGTCTAGCTTGCGAGATGGAGTAGTCCCAATCCCAACATTCCCACTCGAATCAACAGTAAGTCTTGATAGCTCATTATCCTTGTCATAAATAAAAAATAATCCGCCGCCTTCTGATGCACCTGTTCCAGTGCTTCGCAATTCATAAGTTTTGCTACCCTTAATTTGAACTGATGGGCCGCTTGAGTTTAATGTCTCAAATAGGGCTGTTCTGTATTCTGAGGATGGTGCTTTTACATTCAATGCAAATGCAGGACTCGCAGTCCCAATCCCAAAGTTATCATTTAATATGAATGAATTTTGACCCATACCTTATTCCTTGCCTTATATTACACATATTAATAGCTATAAAAGCATCTTCCTACACATAAAAAAATGAAAACCAAAAAATGTTAATAAAAATACTTTTTTTACTTTTAAAAATAATAATAATGCTGTAATATAAAGTTTAGTCTCAAGATATGAACAAAAATATTTTAGTAAAGAAACGTAATGGAACATCTGAAAAATTTGATATAGAAAAAATCAATAAAGTAATCAAGTGGGCAATTGATGGTTTATCTGGCGTAAGTCTCACAGATATTGAAATTAATGCTAAAATCAATATGCACGAAGGAGTTTCTACTGAAGAAATTCATAAACTTATTATTGAAAGTGCGGCAAATTTAATTAGCATCGAAAATCCAAACTATCAATATGTAGCAAGTAGACTTTTAAACTACCAATTGCGTAAAGATGTATGGAAAGGCAAACATGCACCACGACTAATAGAATTTATACAAAATGGTATAAAAAATAAAATTTATGATCCAGTCATCTTAGAAAAATATACTGAAGATGAAATCAATAAAATGGGCGAATTTATTGACCACGAAAGAGATTTTGTTTTTACTTATGCTGGAATTAAACAATTATGTGATAAGTATTTAATCAAGAATAGAACAAATGGAGTAATTTATGAAACTCCACAGTTTGCTTACTTATTAATATCTGCTTATGCTTTTATAAATTATCCAATAGAAACAAGAGTAAACTATGTAAGAAAGTTTTATGACGCTATTAGTAAGCATAAAATTAATCTTCCAACACCAGTAATGGCTGGAGTAAGAACAAGTAGCAGAAATTATGCTAGCTGTTGTTTGATTGGAGTAGATGATACAAGGGAAAGTATTACAGCTAGTGCTACTGCTGTTAGTATGGCTACTGCTAATAGATGTGGTATTGGAATTGATGTAAGCAAAATTAGAGCTATTGGTTCTCCAATTAAAAACGGAGAAGTTGTTCATACTGGTTTAATTCCATTTTTAAAAATTTATGAGAGTAGCGTAAAAGCTTGGCAACAGAATGGATTGAGGGGTGGTAGCGCAACTTGTAATATTCAATGGTGGCATTATGAAATTGAAGATATTATTGTTTTAAAAAATAATGCTGGAACAGATGATAATAGAGTTCGTAAACTTGATTATACTGTTGGTATGAGCAAACTATTTTATGATAGAGTATTGAAAGATGAAGATATTACTCTGTTCAATAATTCAGAAGTTCCAGAACTTTATGAAGCATGGGGAACTAAAGACTTTGATAAAGTATATAAAGAGTGTGAATCTAAAAAATTAAAGCTAAAAAAGAAAGTATCTGCTCGTAAATTGTTTTCTCTTATAGTTAAAGAAAGAGTTGAAACTGGTCGTATTTATATTCTTAATGTAGATCACGCTAATGAGCATGGAGCTTGGTCAGATAAAGTAACTATGAGTAATCTTTGTACCGAAGTCATTCATCCTACTATTCCTTTAAATGATTATAATGATAAAGATGGTGAAATTGGAATGTGTATTCTTTCAGCAGTAAATATGTTAGAAATTAAAAATTGGCAAGATCTTGAAAAGACCTGCGATCTTATCGTAAGATTTCTAGAAGAAATCATTGAGCTTCAAGACTATTTTAATATTGCTGCTGAGAATTTTGCTAAAAAACGTAGAAGTCTTGGTATTGGAATTACTAATCTAGCCGCTTTCCTTGCTAAGAATGAATTAAAATATTCAAATGATAAATCATTATCAGTTATTGATGAATGGATGGAACATTTTCAATACTATCTGTTAAGTAGTAGCTTGCAATTAGCTAAAGAAAAAGGCAGATGCGAAAAGTTTGATCATACAAAATATTCTGAAGGCATATTACCAATTGATACATATAAAGATAAAGTAGATGAAATTTGTAAAAGAAAATTATCACTCGATTGGGAGAAGCTAAGAAAAGATATTAAAGAATTTGGATTAAGACATTCAACTCTTTCTTCTTGTATGCCTTGTGAGAGTAGCTCTGTTATTCAATCTTCTACTAATGGAGTAGAACCAATTCGTAGTCTTATTACTTACAAAACAAGTAAAATGGGAAAACTTCCAGTTATGGTTCCAGGAATTGGCAAATACGATGAAAATTATGAACTAGCTTACGAATTAAAAGATAATACTGGATTGCTCAAAATTAATGCAGTGATTCAGAAATATATTGACATGGCGATATCAACTAATGTATACTACAATTATAGTCACTATGAAAACAATATATTGCCAGATGCAAAAGTCATGAAAGAATTAATTTATGCTTATAGTCTTGGTTTAATTAGTTTGTATTATAATAACACAGATGACGGAGATAAAGAACAATCACTTAACCAAAAAGAAGATAGAGATTGCTCAAGTGGTGCGTGTAAATTATAATCCATGAAAACAGTATTAAATTTTAAAAACGTAGATACTACTAAGCAACCATTATTTCTTGGCGAAGATCTTAATCTCCAAAGATATGATCGTTTCAAATATCCAGTATTTTTTGAGCTATTTAAAAAGCAAAATGAAAATTTTTGGTGGCCTCATGAAATTGCTCTTGGTAAAGATAGAAGCGATTATAAAAACTTAACAGATACAGAAAGATTTGTATTTGATAGTAATTTAAGATTTCAAACTCTTGGTGATAGCATGCTTTCTAGAAGTATTCATTCACTTAAAGATTATGTGAGTAATCCTGAACTTGAAATTTGTATGAATACTTGGGCTCAGTTTGAAGGTATTCATAGTTACTCTTATTCTTATCTATTGAATAATGTTTATCCAGATGCTACAAAATTCTTTGATAGTATTATGGAAGATAAAGAAATTACAAGTCGAGCCGAGTTAATTAGAAATAATTTCGATAAAATCCTTGGCGATGATGATAAGAAAGATGTCAAACAAAAGATTTTTGATGCAATTCTTTCTATCAATGTAATGGAAGGTCTTGTATTTTACGTTTCTTTTGCATGTTCTTTTTATTTTGGATATCGTGGTAAGATGGAAGGTAATTCTAAGATCATTAAATTCATTCAAAGAGATGAAGCACTTCATTTTGCTGTAAGTCAAAATCTTCTTAAAATTCTAAAAGAAGAAGACAAAGAAGGTTTTACTAGTATTGTCAAGAAAAGCGAAGATAAAATATATGCTTTTTATGAACAAGCAGCTAAAAATGAAAGTGAATGGTCACAATATTTATTTAGCAAAGGTAATTTATTAGGATTAAATCCAGAAGTTCTTGACGGATATTCTAAATGGCTATGTGATAATAGATTAAGAAGCATTGGTTATAAGAAGATTTTTAATCAAAAAGATAATCCTATTGGCGGTTGGCTTGATAGTTATTTGGATAGTAGTAAAGTACAAACCGCACCACAAGAAACAGAATTGCAATCATATAAAATTGGTGCCAGAGATACAAATTTAAGCGACAAAGATTTAGAGGGTATAGATTTATAATTAGTTACCTCTGTCATTTTATGTGTAATAAAAGATAGAGATTATGTATTATATATATGTTTATTTGGATCCAAGAAAAAAGTACGTTCTTAAAACAAATGAATTTATTTTTGAAGCAGAACCATTTTACATTGGAAAAGGAAGTGGGAATAGAGCTTATGATCATTTGCAGCCAAATTTTTTAAAAAAATATAATAGTCCATTTTATTCTAAAATTGCATCTATTAAAAAAGAAAAAATGCAACCAATTGTAAAAATATTAAAATATTTTGATGATGAAAAACAATCATATGATAATGAAGAAATTTTAATAAAAGAAATAGGTTCAAATTTTATAAATGAGATAAAAGATGGTCCATTATGTAATATTTGTTTATCAGCAAAACCGCCAAATCATAAAGGGAAAAATTACCAACAAATATACGGAGAAGATAGATGGTTAGATGAATATAATAAAAGAATAAAAAAACAAAAAGTTGTTGGCGGATATTTTAAAGGGTATAGCCACACTGAAAAAACTAAAAAAATTTTATCTAAAAAAACTACTATTAATAATAAATTAAGAGCGCTAAAAGGAGAATATATTTCAGAGAAAGGAAGGAAAAGTATATCCGAAAAAGCTAAAAAAAGACTTAAAGAACATCCAGAAAAAATACCAAGAAAAGAATATAAAGCTATTAACCCTATTGGAGAAATATTTATAATAACAAAAAATATTAGCTTAAATGATTTTTGTTTAAAACATAATTTATCTCAATCAACTCTTCGAAAAACTCTTTGCAATAAAATATCCATAAGACGAGGACGGACTAAGGGGTGGCAATTACAATACTTGATTTAAAGCTATAATAGTTATCTGAAAAAGTGTAAATATCTACGTGAATTTAGATATTAACATATTATTTAATTTGATTCTAGGGGCATTATCCTTTTTGGGTGGTTGGTTATTTACAAGAGTATTCTCTTTATTTGATAAGCAAGAAAAATTAATGAAGGAATTGAATGATAAGACATTTAGCGATTTTATAACTTTAAGAAAAGAACTAGAAGCAGAGAGTCGAAAAAACGAACAAGATATAGCAGATCTAGCCTTAAAAGTAAGCACAACGTATGCTACAAAAGATACTGTTGAGAACGCTATGGAAAAGATTGAAAATAAATTAGATAGAAACTTCGATTTAATCCAACAGTATTTTTTCGATAAAGATTAATTTAGCTGTAATAGTATAAGTGATAGTAACCGATAAAGATATATCTTATCTTTCTAAAAAACTTAATCTATCTGAAGAGAAGACCTTCTGTTTAATTGATGATCCAGAAGCAGTAGAAAAAATACTAATAAAAGTAGCACAAGAAGATTTGCATGGAGGTGAAGTAGTAGACATTAGTTTTCCACTTTATACATGTTTATGCATTTTAAAATATAGTGAAGATTTAAAATACGATTTTAACGAGAAAGAATATATAAGTGATACTATAAGTAAAAAATATCCTACAATAAGTAATGACAAGCTTGAAGAAGAATTTATTTTAAATATAAAAAAGAATGAAGATACTGCTCAATACTTTACTGTGTTCTTAGGGTTCTTTCATAAAAAATTGGATAGACCAAGAAGGTGCTATCCAGATCAAAAGATTTATTATACTATAGCTAAAGAAGGTTACAATAATTCAAACCGAGAGAATATAGCTTATCATTTAAATAATTGGATTAAAGTTTTAAGAAGAATCAATACTGAAATTTGGTTCTAAATCTTATCTTAATTATTATACTTTTCTTTAATATCCCATAGAAGACTTTCCCTCATATATAATATTGAGGTTGTATCTAGTATATAGTCCCTACTTTTCTTTTAACTCCCATTTTCCTCTTGCGAGGAAACAGACTACGGCATTTATAGAGGCGAGGTGGCTTACCTCTGTTACATTGCCGTCCCTTACAGCCACACATTAATTCCCAAGCCATCTTATGCACAAGGGAAGTTTTCATAGTCGCAAGTCTTCACAGCGTTGCTATCTCTTGGAACTATATACTAAACAGTTTTCTATAAAACTATCAAAATTGCCTATAATTAGAAGGCTATGTCAATTGGTATGATATAAAGAACTTAGAAATTTGTCAAATGTTTTTATATAATTTTTTTATGGAACTCATTAAGAATCAAGCCTCTTGGACCAAATTCACAAAAAATAAAGCTAAAAGCTATAATTTAGAAGAAGATAAAATTGATAAAAATTTTAAACCTCAAGAGTTTCCTTGTTTAGCTCAATCATATATAAATTCAGATGTTAATGGTTTAAAATTAAAATTCATATTTGCTTATAAAAAAGATTGCCAAAAACTAATAGATAAAGTATAATGCGTGTAAGGTAGTTTATAGTTCTTTCTAATTGGGCCCGTAATGGTTTCGATTTTAAAAAATGGAATTGAAATGCAAGTAGAGTTGAAGTAGACTCTTTAAACAGCTTCAAAAACACTTAACTGCCAAAACAGCTAAGCTAAAAGGTAGTTTCTCATTGAGAGTTTCTCACAATAAGAAGCACCTAATCGCAGCCTAAAAATCTGCGACCTGTTACCTATGACACATCTAATAGAATAATGGGTATTTAGATGTATGTCTTTAAATCCTTTTTATTTAATTTTTAAAGATATTATTCAGGGTGGATATGGCTAAGGTTGTATTCATTTTTAAATAAATAGCTATAGCTCAATTGCTTATTCGACACTACAGCGAAATAACGGAATAAGATAAACTTGTAGTATTTTAATTTGACTTTTTAAAAGACAAGAGTTCAATTCTCTTCGGGTCCAAGTATTTAACATATCAGCATTAATTTTGTGTAATTATAATATCATGGCTAAATATTTTAGAGAAGTGGGATTTGAAAATGTTGCATTAACAGCAAGCTCTTCTATAAATGGATCATTAATTATAGCTGCACCTGGAGCAGGATTGAGTATATACTTACTTGGAGCTTCTACTTTTGATGATATCAGACTGCATGAAACAAATGGCTCTGGAGCAAATATAGTAAATATAGGTGGAGGAATGTCTAATTTTCCATCTACAATAAAAGTAACAGAAAATACAGGAGTTTGGCTTGTGACAACTGCAACCGCTGGAGTAACTCTTTTTTACTACATAGACAACTCTTAAAGGTGTAATAACAATATCATGGCAAAATATTATAGAGAAGCAGGTTTTGAAGGAGTAGCGCAAGTTGCTAGTTCACTTACATCTGGAGTACTAATATCTGGTCAAGGAGCAAATACAACAATTTATTTACTAGGAGCAAATGCTCACGCAAATACAGTTTTAAAACAAAACAATAACAATGGATCAATCATAGCTTATATCGCAGCTGGTAATTCTGATTTTCCAGCAACAATTGCAGTAACTGGAAATAATCATATCTTCTCATCAGGAAATGATGCATGTTCTTTATTCTATTACGTTGAGTAATTTATGAAACAAGTAGAAATTGATTTTAGTTCTAGTTTAGCTAAAAAAGGCAAAGCACCACTTAATAAACCATTTCGTCTTCCTTCTGGAAGCAAAAAGAAATTTGGAGTATACGTTAAAAACGATAAAGGTAATATTGTAAAAGTTACTTTCGGTGATCCGAACATGTCGATCAAAAGAGACAATCCAGAAAGACGCAAAGCATATAGATCAAGACATGGTTGTGATAATCCTGGCCCAAAGTACAAAGCTAATTATTGGAGTTGCAAAATGTGGAGTGCAAAACCAGTTAGTAAAATCACTGGAAGTGAAGAAGAGGTTAATTTTGAAATAGACGTTCAAGCCAAGAGCAAAGGTCTTTGGTATAATATTCAGCAAAAGAAAAAGAGAATGGGCAAAAATTATAAACCAGCAAAACCAGGTTCTCCAGATCGTCCAACTCCAGAAGCTCTTAAAAAAGCACAAGGCGAAGAATACGATTGGGATGGCGAAACAGAATTTGATCATAGTGAATTATTAAAACTTGATCCATCTCTTGCACAAGTTGATGAAATGCCAGAGACTCCAGAAGAAGAACTACAAGAATATAAAGATGATTTTTATGGAATGATTGTTGGATCAATCAATTCTATCTATCAACATGCAAAAAATGTTATGGATAAAGTCAATGATCCTATGGTTAAAGAAAATCTTACTGAACCATTCTTACAACAAATGGTAGCACTTGCAGAAGATTATATGATTACAATTCATAATTATGTAATGTTTAATAAAGAAGATGAAAGTATAGCTTCAATGATGTTTCAAATTGGAGATAAAGTTAGAAATATTAATCCTGCCTGTATGCATTATGGCAGTGAAGGTACAGTTAAAGAAATTCGTGAACTTCCAGAAAATATGGGATATGCAGTAGTATATGAATGCACAAACGATGGATCAACTTGGAAAAAAGGGGATATGCTTGGTAAAACAGAAATACAACTTCAAAAAATTAGCCAAGCAAAATGGAGCAAAGAATATAAAGATAGTATCGATTGCAAGAATCCAAAAGGCTTTTCTCAAAGAGCTCATTGCCAAAGTCTAAAAAAGAAATAATCTTATGGCAAACGAAGGGCTAATCTTTCCAAAATTAAATGAAAGACAAAAAGATCTTTATCTTAAAATAATTACTAATCTTCAAACATTTGGATATTTTGATAGAGGGGTTGGTGGTAATGGTGTTCATTATGCAAGTTCTTCAGAAAATCCTTATAAAGATAAAGGTATAGAGTGTGAAAATTGCGTATTTTATTATCTTGAAGGTGATGCCCCAAGATGTGAATTAATTGAAGGATTAATTGAACCAGAAGCAATTTGCAAATTTTGGATAATCAGCGAGGAAGATATTAAAAAAGAATCTCAAGCGACTTTTAAAGTTTTAAATAAAAAAGATAAAATTTTTGAATTGAATTTTAATGGCAAGAAAAATAAATAAACTTTGGAATTGGAAATCGAAAACATTATCTGTTGGGTTAGCATTAATCGTATCTTGGATCTCTTGTTTAAAAATTGGTTTTGAATTAAAGAAATATAACTCAATAACAAATCTTCCTAATTCTTGTTTTGTTGATGCAATGATTTATGCTTCTAGATGTAATCTTCTTTTAATAAGTAGTTCTGATTGTTGGAATAGTGTTTATGGTTTTACTTTTGGCTATAAAGACGATAAAGAATCTGTTCTTGGTCATGCAGTTTGTGTTTTTGAGTATAATAATAACTTATGGATGTACGATCCTAATTGGGGTACATCTCCTATATGCCAAATCGGAGATAGAAAAAGATACAAAGAAAAAATAAAATTGTATATAAACAAAACTTACCCTATAATAGTAATAGAGGATTTTATGTTAAATGATTGGACATATGTTCAAAAAACAAAGAAAAATAAAATGAACAAAACTTATCAAGAGGTGTCTATACATTTAGATGAA